GTTGAAGACGCAGCAGAAGATGAAAAGCCAGAAGGCGAAGAAGGCGAAGAAGAAGACGAGTCTGAAGAAGAGTCGTTTGAGTTCGAATCAACTGACGAAGAAGTAGACGAAGCATCCGACGAAGAAGTTGAAGAAGCGTCAGAAGAAGTTGACGAATCAGTAGAAAAATCAGCTGCTGAAATGATGCGCGAATATGCAGACAAAATAACACCTAATATGGGCGACAACGGTGCTAACACTGCGTCACCTGTAGCAAACAAGAATGACATGGGCGGCACAGCGTCTAACTTAAACCAAGGTAAAGACAACGAAGCAGGCGACCATGCAGGTCTTGGCGACATTAATCCTAAAGAAGATGATGCTAACCAAGTAAACAAGGTTGGTAACAAAAAGGGTACAGCTACTAAGATGAGCCCAACTAAAGGACATGGTGCTGAGAAAAACGGCAAAGGCGACAACGGCGCTAATGCCAAGCCAGTAATTGGCGGCTAATAAGGACTGATAGATGAACTTTTTACGAGAGCATTTGACATTTGACCAAGCAGGTATTGTGGTTGAATCCGCTAACGAAGGCAAAGACCTTTATATGAAGGGAATTGTTATTCAAGGCGGAATTCGCAACGCTAATCAACGAGTGTATCCTGTAGACGAAATTGGCAGGGCTGTCAAAACTCTCAACGATCAAATTAGCGGAGGTTATAGTGTTCTCGGCGAAGTAGATCATCCAGAAGGTCTTAACATTAACCTAGACAGAGTAAGTCATATGATCACAGAAATGTGGATGGATGGCCCAAATGGTTATGGAAAACTAAAAATCTTACCAACCCCTATGGGACAACTAGTTCAAACAATGGTACAATCCGGAGTTAAGCTAGGTGTCTCATCAAGGGGATCTGGTGAAGTTGACGGAAGCGGAGACGTTTCTGGTTTTGAAATTATCACTGTGGACGTTGTGGCTCAGCCAAGCGCCCCTGGTGCATATCCAACTCCAATTTATGAGCATCTCATGAATGCGAGAGGTGGAATGAAGGCTTATGAACTAGCACAGGCAACAAAAGAAGATCCAAAGGCACAAAAATATCTAAAAGAATCGCTGATTAATATAATCAGCAAACTCCAATAATGAGGAGAACAATATGTTGGATGCACTGAAAACACTTTTTGAGAACGATGTTGTTTCTGAAGAAGTTCGTGCGAGCATCGAAGAAGCATGGGACGCTAAGATTAAAGAAAATCGTCAAGCGGTAACAGCTGAACTTCGTGAAGAATTTGCTAAAAAATACGAGCATGACAAGCAGACTATGGTTGAAGCTCTTGATGCACTAGTAGGCGAAAGACTACAAAGTGAAATCGAAGAATTTGCAGAAGACCGTAATCAACTTGCCGAAGCAAAAGCAAAATATGCTATTGCTATGCGTGAAAACGCAGACATGCTTAAAACTTTTGTAGTTGATCAACTATCAAAAGAAGTTGGCGAACTACACGAAGATCAAAAGTCAATGTCAACTAAGTTTGGCAAACTTGAAGAATTCGTTGTTGAAGCACTAGCAAAAGAAATTGCAGAGTTCTACGAAGATAAAAAGGATCTAGCTGAAACAAAAGTACGTTTGGTTAGAGAAGCAAAGTCAGAGTTTGATAAAATCAAGAAGAGTTTTGTCAAGCAAAGTGCAGGCATCGTATCTGAAACAGTCAGCAAAACTCTTAACAAAGAGATTTCTGCACTTAAAGAAGATATCGAGTCAGCTCGTCAAAATGACTTTGGACGTAGAGTTTTTGAAGCGTTCTCAAGTGAATATGCAAATAGTTTGTTAAATGAAAAGAGTGAAATTGCTAAACTAATGAAAGTAGTTGCACTTAAAGACAAACAACTTGCAGAAGCAAAAGCTGCTAAACAAGAAAAAGAACAACTTGTTGAAAGCAAAGAAGCTGAGCTTAAGACACTTGCAGAAAGTGCTCAAAGAAAAGAAACAATGCACGAGTTACTTGCTCCATTAAGCAAGGATCAACGTGAGATTATGACAGACTTACTGGAATCTGTTCAGACGCCGAAATTAAAATCAGCGTTCGACAAGTACCTACCGGCAGTGATTGACGGTAAATCTCCAGCAAAGCAGAAGGCACAACTAACAGAAGGCAAAGAAGTAACAGGCAATAGAGAAACAAAAACAACTGACACAGTTGACGAGAATGTAATTAACATCCGTCGACTAGCTGGACTTAATTAAGGAGAATAAAATGTCAGAACTATTAGAAAGTCGCTGGCAGGAAACGAAAAGCGCACTTCTAGAAGGCCTAAAAGGTACTAAGAAGTCTGTAATGGCTGCGACACTTGAAAATACACGTAAGTATCTTTCAGAAAGTGCGACTGCAGGTGCTACTTCTGCTGGTAACGTTGCTACCCTAAATCGTGTGATCCTTCCTGTGATCAGACGTGTAATGCCTACAGTAATTGCTAACGAGTTGGTTGGTGTACAACCAATGACTGGCCCTGTAGGACAAATCCACACACTACGTGTTCGTTATGCTGAAGGTCAAGATGACGTTACAGCTGGCGAAGAAGCATTATCACCATTCAAGATTGGCTTAGGCTATTCAGGTGGTGGATCAACTGACAAGGCTGCTACAACTGCTGCTTTAGAAGGACAAGCTGGTAATAAACTAAGCATCCAAATCTTAAAGCAAACTGTTGAAGCTAAGACTCGTAAGCTATCTGCACAGTGGACTTTTGAAGCTGCGCAAGATGCACAGTCTATGCACGGCATCGACGTTGAAGCTGAAATCATGGCTGCTTTAGCACAAGAAATTACTGCTGAAATTGACCAAGAAGTACTTGCTTCACTACGTTCACTAGCTGGTAACGCAGTTGAAACTTACAACCAAGCATCCGTATCAGGTACTGCTACATTCGTTGGTGACGAACACGCTGCTCTAGCTGTTCAGATCAACCGTGCGGCAAACATCATCGCTCAACGTACACGTCGCGGTGCTGGTAACTTTGCTGTTGTTTCACCAATGGCGTTAACTATCCTTCAATCAGCAACTACTTCAGCGTTCGCAAGAACAACTGAAGGTGCGTTTGAAGCTCCAACTAACACTAAGTTTGTTGGTACACTTAACAATGCAATGAAGGTTTATGTTGACACTTATGCAGCTGACAGTACTTCAGTACTTGTTGGTTATAAAGGTTCTTCAGAATCAGACGCAGCTGCGTTCTATTGCCCATACATTCCATTAATGAGCTCTGGTGTTGTTCTTAACCCAACAACGTTTGAACCAACAGTTTCATTCATGACACGTTATGGTTATGTTGAGCTAAACAACACAGCATCATCACTTGGTAATGCTGCTGATTATCTAGCAAACGTTGCTATCACTGATACTGCTGTATCATTTAGCTAATCGTTA